TGGATCAGTTAAATAGTGGTTTACTGTGTATCCACCTGGCAACACACCTGTGTTCTTAATCGCGTTGATGTCGTTGTCTGCTGTGCCTGAACGCAATGTTGAGTTCAAGATACGGTCAGCTACGAATACCAACTGCGGTGGAACAACAAGCTTAGTCGCCTGTACACTAATGGTTAGACCTCTATCATCTGTGAAAGTTGATATATCAATCAATGAATCTTCCAAAGACGTTTCGTTAAGATCTGCCATTGTTGTTGCTCTGTTAGCGGCTGAACCACCACCCGCAAGTGGGTGATCAGTGGCGATAAGACTCTTACCGTCTCCGCCTAAAAAGCTTGAAGAGAAAGCGTTGTTAAGTACGTCTGCACCCTTCACTTCTTTAGTGTTAGCCATGGATCGCGCTAACGCCTTAACATATCGCTTTCCTAGGGAATCGTAAAGTTGGTCTTCTACAGCTTCCTCAGTCAAAGCAAATGCTAAAGCTACAGTGTCGTGTGTATAACGTGCTGTAAAGCCTTCACTTGCATTATCAAATACTACACCTGCACCCTCTGTTTTAGTTGGGGCAGAACCAAATCCTGTTATCAAAACCTCTTCCTCGAAAGCTCTCTGAGAATCTTCGATAGAGAAGATCTCTTCGTACTCTCGATCATACGAGTCATAGCTCATACCAAAAAGGCTATTGAGGCCAGGCTCTAACTCTTTAGCGAGTTGTGCTCTTGAAATTGCCATCTGTTAGCCTCCTTATGCTAATCCGGCGCCTTTAACGCCAAATACGTGATTTTGAATGACACAATAGACATTGGTGGAATCAGAAGAAACATCGTTGTTTTCTGGATCTTCACTTATGTCAATGACTTTAACAGCAAGACTAGTTCCTGTTGCGCCATCTGATACGTTAAGCTCCGCTCCAGAAATACCAGTTACGGTGCTTCCTGAGGTTGTGTAAACAATGTCGAAATTGCCGAATAAATCTGCGACAGGGAACGCGGCGTTACATTGAATTTCAAAAACGACCATAGGATCGTCAATTACAAATGCAATGATATCACTAGCGTTTGTTGACGCAGGGTAATGATTACTAAAAACTTGCTCTTTTGTTGTAGGATCAGTGAATTGGCATCCATTGAAAACTCCTACTATTGGGACTGTACCACCATCAGCGTGCACCTCGATACCACCGCCAGTTACCTGAGCAACCATGTCGCCTTGAAATATTGACGTTCCATAGTTTGCGGCTATACGATATCGGCTCTGACCTCCTGAGTAAGGCGCACCACCAATCATTTTGACTGGCTTCATCCCAAACGCGGCATCTTTATTAGCCATGTTGGACTCCTTATTGTTTTCCGAAAGTTACCTTTGTGTCTCTCTTCGGATCATACTTAACGTATCTGGAGTCGCCTCGTGTTTCATTAAACATTGTGTTATCCAATGCATCTTTTGCTTGCTCAGTTTTATCACTGTAGTAAGCGTTTCTCTCAGCGACCGTCTCGTTAGGTATTTTCGCGAGGAGTAGACCCTCATTATATACCACACCAGAGTGTCTGCCTTCGCTGTCCATAGTTGGTAGAGTTTGTCCCCATTCCGGTGGTAAGTCTTCTGCTCTTACAAGCTCCCAACCTTCCCTAATCCTTCGTGAGACGTTTGCTCTATCCTCCTGACCTAGCATTGACTCCCTTATCCACCGATAGGTGTAACCAGGAGGTGCAGGTGGCGTATCAAGCTTTCGCACTGGTGACCACGGTTTTCGCCTTACTTGTTTATCGTGTTGTCGGCTTTCACGCGATGAACGTACTGAGTTTTCTGCCATTATCTTGCCTCTCTTTGAGCTATCTTTTGCTTCTCTTTTGCCACAACTTTCAGCCATTGTTCTTCTGACATATTATGCGGCTTAAGACCTCTAAGGCGCTCGACTTCGGACTTTGTAAACTTCACTCCGTTCGATTTGCCTCGTGTTTGTTGCCGACCACTTGTAGTGGTAGATGCGACTCTTTGCACGGCGGGTCGCCCTTCTTTTGCTTCGACATTTTCTCCTTCAGCGAGATTGTCCTCGCTTACCAGATTAGGATAAACTTTTTTCACGCGAGAATCTAGTGCTTCGTAATATTCTTCGCTATCAGGTTCAAAACCTTCGTTAATTAAATTGAAGTGCGTAAAATAGGCAAACTGTGTCGCTTGCGTATGCTCTTCATCTTCAGCATTACCGTACCAAGAATTTTTTGCGTGCCATTTTTTGGCTTGCTCTGTTGGCTGAACGGGTGCTTGTGCTTGTTGAGGTTGCTCTTGATAGGGCTGATAATTTTCTTGCGCTTGTTGTTTTGGCTGTCTTGTTTTTGCAACCCTTAACTTTTCTTTCTGTATACTGATATCATTTTTGAGACTATCAGCCTTTGACATAAGATCAGCATCACCACTTTCTACGGCCTTACGGTAGATGTCATCGACCTGTGCGCTCTTTGACTTGAGAGCCTCCTCCTCTTTTGCCAATATTGCAGATGACTGTTGCTGAGAATAAGCTCTGTATTGTTGGAGCTCCTTCTCTTTTTCCATCGCAAGCCTTTCGAGTTGAGCCGCTCTTTCTTCTGCCGCCCTTGTTTTGGCATTAAGCTTGTTAATCCTTTTAGAAACGCCTTTAGTGTACTTTTCAAGTTCATCACCATCTCCCTCAGTGGATACTGCACTATCTTCAGTAACCTCTACCGCTATCTCTTCTTCTGGTGTTTTGTTTTCTGCTTCCTGCGCTGTATTTTCTATCATGCGAAACCTACTATATCTTCTGGATCTTTAATGGTTGCTATAACTTCGTCGTCATTGATGATACGACATTCACAGATTGACTCATCGCCTTCATCAAACATTTTAATTTTAAATCGTGCACCTGCGTATCTACCGATGGCGATATAATCACCTTCTTCACACCAGTGCTTACCACCATATTTTTCTTCTACGTTGTAACAAAGTGGCCCTTTTCGTATTACTTTTGCAACCACAGTTGCTAGAGCTTCTCTATCCAAAGTTTCTTTTGTAAGCTCTATGCCACCTTTGGTTTTGCTTTTCATCGTATAAGGTAAAACTAAAATGCGCCAACCTGTTGGTTGTGGTAAATAGTCTACCGCTGATTCTTCTGTCACTGCGAGTTCCTTTTGTAATAGTCTTTCATAGTTTGTTCTATATATAATAAACTATTTAGCTCGCCTTGCAAATATTTATAATGTTCGACATCTTTTAACATACCGTTCATCAACGTATTTTTGATAAGTTCACGTCGATCCTCGATATTTTTCTTTATCGTTTCCGCTAAATCTAAATCTTCCATCAAACAAGCTCGTGGTAACCAAGTCCTTTAGTTGCCGCACCACCGCCACGCACAGTTTTTTTCACGCGCTTGTATACCGCGCCACCGGCTTTCATACTTTGCGCTTTATTTAGAGCGATTGCTACCGCTTGCTTTTGGTTTCGGCCCTCTTTTTTTAACTTGCTTATGTTTTTGTTTATCGTTTTTTGGCTTTTGCCTTTTTGTAGTGGCATCTGTCTTCTCCTTCACTGGTTTTGGTTTAGGTGTCTCCTTTACTTCTGGATCAGGTAAGTCCTCTCCAGTTTCAATCTTGTGCATTTTGCGAGCGATTCTATCCATGTTTGCTTGATGAGCCGCTTCTTTTTCTTTACGCTCTTTGTCAGCCGCTACTGCTTCTAACTCTCTTTCTAGTTTTTTCTGAGCACGTAACTGCTTGATTGCATCTAACTTATATGATGTTGTCATCGTTGACCTCCAAATTTAGCTTGCATTTCTGATAGCTTAATGTCCGCTTGTTGCTGTAAACGTGCAATCGCCAAATCAAGTTTGTCATCAGCGACTTGCTTTGTAGTAGCAATTCTTTGTTTAGCTATCTCGTTCTCTAACAATTGACCCTCGCGTCGTGTATTTTCGCGCTCGTCAAATTGTCTATTATCTTCATCTAGCTCTGCTTTACGCAGTTCTAATTCTTGTTGCCTTATCTGCACTAAAGGATCTTCATCAGTGCCTTGACCAATAGATAACAACAAATCTTGTGTTAGCTGTGCAAGTATAGGTGCTGATATCTTATCGCTAATCATTTGCAACTCTTGCATCATTGGTTGTATCGACTGGGGATCTGCCTGTCCAGAGTCTACAGCTTGTTGCAGTTGTGACATTTGTTGCATAACCTCTGGCGGCATTTGTTGTTGCGCTAACTCGCTCGCTAGGAACTGTAAGTGTTGCATCATGTGCGACATGATACTACCTTGTAATGCAGGGTTTTGTTTTACTACATCTGTCAGAAACAAAGATCTGTGAGCGTCAACATGAGCTTGATGATTCTGTGGCGCAAACGCTATTGCAGGTTGTCCCATCAACAAATCACTGTTTTCTAAACCTGCATCTACCGGAGGGGGTGGCGGCGGAGGAGGTGGTGGGGGTTGCAGAAGAGATTCCACATTGTCAACTCCAAGCGCCGCGTACATTCTTGTATAAGCCTCATAAATACCTTGCGGACCATGTATTTCTGGATTTGATTGCACCATCGCTAACAGCTCCTGTGCCATCGTAATTCTTTGCGATTGTGAAAAAATATTTGGATCTGATACCGGTACGATATCAACTCGTGCATCAAAGTCTGCGCCTTTGATTTCTTGTGGCCCGCTGCCCGTCATGTACGGATAGCTAGGCGGTAAAAACTCTCCAAATACTTTTGCTAATAAGTTGAATTCTAATTTTTGTGAATAATGCAAACGCTTATGGATTGCTGACATCACTTTAGTTCCGCGCTCTAGTAACGCAACTGTCGTGCCTACAGGCATCGCTTGATTGACATCTCCCACGTTTGTATCAGCGATAGATGCAAATCTTTTGCCGGCATCAACCATCAAGCCGAGTAAATTCATCAATACGTTTGATGGTTCCTTGATAGGCAAGGGTATTAAGTTTTCTCTGAGAGATGCACCTGTCGTGTCTATGTCTCTAAACTCACCAGGCTGCAGAGGATCATCCTCATCTCTGATTCTCATGCCGCGTGCTTTGAATCCTGCCGGTAAGTTAGCTAAGGTGCCTGCATCGATGAGCTGTCTTAGAATACTAGTGCTTGCTTTCGCTAATCCTCCTATCATGTGAGACAAACCCAAACCGTAAAAACCTAAGCCTGGTAAAAACTTATATTGAACAAAGTAATTTATCTTTTGTTTAAGTGGATCGTTTTCTGCGTAATTACGACGAATAGATAAAACTTTTTGTGATGGCTCGTCTATGGTGATGATGTAAGGCAGTTTGAGTCCAGTATTTTCTCCTCCTGAATCTCT